AATTCCTCAATGCAATAATACTATATCCTTTTTCTTTAGGCAATAATGGCAAGTTGTCACATCCCGCCCAATCGTCTACTCCGTCAAAGACGAGTGCACCGGGATAAACATCACTAATACCTGAACCCTCCTTCCAAGCGAAATTCTTGAAGGATAAGAACCGACCTTTATGGTCCGCATCCTCAATCCTCGGATCGTCCATAGCCGCCATCATCTCGTTCGTCAGGCCTCCGAAATGCCAGCGCGTAACATCACCCGGAAGTTGCGGGAAACCGTCTCCGGAACCGCCACCACGTCCTCCAAGTCCCAGCTTTATCCCTCTCAAGTCTATGCCCGAAAGATCAATGCTGGATAAATTGATGTTGTTGAGAGTTATCATTGCAGTACATAAATTTTAGATGGTTCCGTTGTTGTCACGAGTCTTACCGTCTGTCCAGCTTTGCCTATTACCCCATTCTCCCAAAGCATGACGTTTCGGACGGGATAAGCCGCGACCACCCAATTATCACCAGTAATGCTTCTTTCCAAAACAATATCGCCCTTATCTTTCAGTTCTACATGTAGAACGATATCACTTGAATCAAGTGATATAGAATCCGATATATACTTGTCTCCCTGTTTGCTAAATGTTACTTCCGTTGCCATAATATTTTAATTATCAATTTTGTGAATAAATATATCTTGTACCACCATTTAAGCGAGATTTTGACTTCTATAGTGCCGGAATTTTCATTGTTGATTGGAGTCAGACGAACCGGCATTACCATTTGCTTGATTGATTTCATTATTAAGAGTGTTTTGTTGTTTTTCCTCCAATATCTTTCGTATCTCATCCTCTGGTTTATCCGTTATACTAAGCATTTTCACGGCTGTGTCAAGAGATATAATACCGTCGTTATACAATTTGCCTATTGCTGCCCACTTCTTATCTATATCTTCTTGAAATGGTTCGGAAAACTCAAAATCAATATCTAAAGCATCCAGCTTAGACCGTAATTCTATATGAGTTACATTCTTCATGATGGCCAATATCAGATTCTTTTCCCGGTCTACCGCAATCTCATATATTTCCTTGCGATTGTCCCTTTTCATATAAGATGGAGCCATTGCACGCTTTAAAGCCTCTCCCGTTAACGTGCCCAAGCCTTTCGTATTATCCGGTGAAAAGTTAAAAGTAAAGGTGTCATTAAGGATAGATTCTTTCAGTATGTCTTTTTCAAATTTCTTGAGTTCAACGGAATCCGGTGGTGCTACATAATCGAACATACTATCTGGTCCGTGCATCCTAATAACTTCCCCCACATTATCTGGATCACTAAGAGAAGCCAACACATCTGCCGAAACTTTAGCTTTTGGATCTGCAAAATAGTTGACAGTATCGGCAGATTTTGAATCGACATACTCGTCCCTATTTATACGAGACTGTGCGCCCTCCCATTCTTTTTCCTGTTGATAATAGATGATATTTATTTTCCCAGTAGGATTAATTATAGGCAAAACTTCCCATCCTCGATCATTTTTCTTGCATCTATAAATAACCTTTGGAGTTTGGATATCGAAATGTTCTATAGTGTTTACCCCCTCTTTCAAGTAATATCCATAACCGAAAGCCAACATGGTCCCGTATTGGTCGAAAAGAGGACGCAGGGTATACCCTAAAGATTTTGCCAGCAAAACAACTTTCACCTCCGCTTTTCCGATTTCCTCGTTGCGGTAGATATGGTACAATTTAGCACATTCCGTCTCGGCGCCTGCTAAACGTTTAGCCTGACGCATGGTCGTATTGAAACGGGTGTCTTTCAAGAACTGAGTATATGCGTCAAAAGCATCATCTTGCACGTCAGGATCGTTCTTGCTCCATTTTATAGGTTGCCCCAGCAGATAAAACAATGCGACCTCATTTATATAGGCCTGCCATCTACGAGGGAGTTTTTCCGTAATATATGGCTGTTTGTTCTTTCTGAGTTTATTTTTGCGATTCATTACATCATGGAGAGCGGGATCGTATTCTTTTATTGCCTCAATAACTTCCAAATCTCGATTTTGGAACAACTCCATCGCTTGACTTATATCTTTTTCCGCGATCAAAGTCATTAAGTCTTTGTTGGTGCTTGCCCCATTTAAAGATCCACCCCTAAATAAGTCTATTATGTAATTAAATATCGATGCCATATCTTAATTGTTAATAAATTCCTAAATCTTCCTTAGAATACTGATGCGTAGTTAATACCTTACCGAGCAATTTCCCTATCGTATAATACCGAGAAGCGTCTATAAGATGGTTGTAAGCATCAATAGGCTCGTTTATAAATTTACCATCTTTATTTTGTTCATAAACGTAATTTTTAAGCTCTCGGATCAAATTGACAGACCTACGAGTAACGCATATTTTATACTCCATCATTTTAAACAAGCCTCCCATGACGGATCCTTTATATTTATCGGCGGGAAAGATAATAATCCCCGCATTAGCAATCTCCTGTATTAACCTAGGGTCGGCACTATCTGCGTAAACAAACAATCCCAGCTTCTTCAATTCTTTGATGATTTCGCTTGTGAGCATGTGCGTCCGGTAACACTGCTCATCCAAATACAGCCTATTATCAAGTACCCCACATTTAACTATAGCGGTAGGGTCCGAACTGTATCCAAAATCAAGACCAGCGGCAACATGCTTTGCGTATGCCGGAAATTCATCTACAATTTCATATTCGGGGAAGACAAGACCTTCTGCCATTGCCTGCAATCCTAATCCGTATACAGTCCACAACACTTTGTTCTTGTATTGAAGCGACTCTATCTCGTCAATAATAGTTTGTTCAAGAAATGGATTATCCTTGTAGGTCGAAATAAAGTGATATGTACGTGGGTCCTTGTTCAACTCACACAACCAATGTTCGTCCGAAAAGGATGGATTGTAATCAACAATGGAAAAATCGGTAGTACGCATAACGAGCTGTTGCCATTCCAGAAATGAAATTTCGTTTGCCTCATTGCAGTATAAGATATTTCGTTTACGACCTCTGATCTTCTGCTCATCATCTGTCGAGAAAAACTCAACAAATGAACCGTTCGGAAGTGTATAAATCATTTCAGACTTATTCATACATCTATTATCCCATATCTTATACTTATCCTGCATAATCTCTTTAAAATCGCGAAACACAGAACCTTTTAACGCAGGCAATGTCTTTCGGACAATGGATAGAGACTTTTTGTTTGTGAGGATATGAGATAATAGATAGATAAGGATGTTGTAGGTCTTGCTACTACGCGAACTACCCTGAGCAGAGACAACCTTATAGCCGGAGTGGATGGCATTATCAACTTCTGTAAATATTTTAGTCGTTTTAATTATCGCCATGATCCGCGTCCTCCCTCTTATCAATGACCTGTATTACAAAACCACTTCCTTCTTCTTGTTTTACCTCTTGCTTTATAGGAGCATCCCAGCCCAACAACTTCGATAGCTTATCTATAGCATCAATCTTATTATAGAGCTTTAACTCATATCCTTTATCTGTTGATTTAATCGAAAGAATGGAACGTTGTATGCTTGACGGTAATTTAGAGATATCTTTGATCAGGATTGTTGTAAACATCTCATTAGACTTTACCTCCAACGCGTCGACAATATTGGCACGAGCAATATCGGCAAGAATCCCTACCGCTTCGTCTTTGGTTATATCAGACCGGTTCCTCATTTGAGACTGGAGCTCTCTTATCCTTAGGGCAACCTTAGGGCTGTTCAAGAGCTTCGAAGACTCTACCCAAATTGCATTGTCCGACTTACCATTACATCTATATGCCCGTCGATAAGCCTCAGAAGCGTTTCCGCATTCGAGGTAGTAGTTGCAGAACATTTCTTGTTTTTGTGTCAACGCCATGCTTTTTATAATTGATTGAGCCAAAATTAAATAGCATATATCAACTATAGAAGAGATCATTACAAATATTCACGACAACCAAACCATTGTCGTGAATATTTGTAACTAATGAATATTATCCAATCGATTCATTATTTCAATGTATATACGATGTATATCTTGCCTAAAGTATTTATATAGCTGATAAGATAGATACAACCCGTTTAAATTATCGGAAATAGTAGATTTCCCATTGAGACCAAATACTTCAGCAAGTTTATCCCTTAATCCCCTTTTCATTTTTCCGTCGGCAAGAGCACTGGGAGAATACAAAATTAAAATTATGAAAATGAATTTCTTTCTTTGGGGAACATTAGCGCGAAAAATTTCTTGTCGAGAAACAATATCCTTAAACCATTCATACAATGTCGGGATCATATCCAAGTCTGTCAAGATAGGCTTAGTTAATTCTCTTTCTCTTTCTGATAATCTTGCTTTTTGATCCCTGATAGATCGTATTTCAACGATTTTACTAAACACGCACGGCTTCTGTTGTAAAGACATAATAATCCATTTTAAATTAAGCCGTTTGCACAAAATTACAAATTAATCCTCATATCAACAATACATTGTTGATAAAATATCTTTTCGTAGTTACCTTTGCCCGAAAAAACATGAGCGAAGAATTAAAACAGCTAATAGCCTGGTTTGAAAACTACCAAGTGACGTTTAACGAGATCCGGTTAAGCGAGTGTGAGAATATATTTGATTTGAGAAAGTACATCGATGTGCATGTCAGATCGGTTAAGAGAAATTGGGATAATCCGACCTTCGCAAGTGATATACTGAGGTTGCAGAGGCTTAAGAAGGTGTTGGAGGAAAGAGGATAAAGTGATAAACAATGTTAAATATCTACTTTTCCCGAAAAATATTTGAATGCAAATTTGCATTCAAAGAAAAAAGTCGTATCTTTGTAGTGTAATCAAAAAACAAACAATTAGAACAGGGCGGCAACCTATAAGCGGCGTAAGGAAATGAAAGCAATTGCAGTTAAAAACACATTCAATGCAAAAGAAAGTCTGAAAAACCAAGGATTCGTTTACGACCCTTCTACGAAAACATGGTCTAAGGACTTCGATTCTCAGGCTGAGTTTGACGAGTTTTATTCCAACTTCACAAGTGCCTGCTATTCGGGTAGAAGACAATCAAAGTTTAATTCGGCCGTAGTTTTCGAATTTGTTGAAAACGAATCTGAAAAGCAGGAAGAAGAAGCAACAGTCCCGACATTAGAAGAGGCAATCGAACTTGTCCACACGGGCAAAATCAGTGATTTTGAATTTGAGGTAAACGGATGGACAGCCACGTTAAACGGTTTTGAGTATGTCGTTGACGGGATGACATACAATATCTCCGAATTAAGAAAAATATCTCCTGAAGCCGATCGAGAAGCCGATAGGCTGGAAGAACATATTGCCAAACAGTATGTGGCTTACACGGAAAGACAAAAGACAGCCCCTTATGTAAAAGCCGTAGAACAACTAATAAATAGAAAATATTGAACAAAATGGAAGATAATCACGAGTTAAGCGACCGAATACGCATCGGTCGAAGGATTGAAAATTTAAGAAAACAAGCGGGCTTATCACAACGCGATCTCGCGGCGCGTTGTGGCATAGCCCAAAGTACCGTGTACCGGATCGAAGCGGGGAAATTTTCGCCCCGACTTGACTTGCTTGAAAATATAGCGAATGCGCTCGGAAAAATAGTTGATTTAGTCTGATGGTAATTTAGGCGGGATTTGAGGCGTTGAATTACCATCAAAATGTTAAATATCTACTTTTCCCGAAAAATATTTGAATGCAAATTTGCATTCAAAGAAAAAAGTCGTATCTTTGTAGTGTAATAATAAACAAACAAGACATGGACATCATAGGTAGTAAAATAGTAGGATACAGATACGGTGAAGCTCCTGAATGCGGGCGATCATTTAATACTCAAACAAGACAGTATGAGTGTGGGGTTTCAATGGCTCAGGTAGGTTATATGGAAGAAATTGGCTCATTTGCCGTTTCCGGTGCTTATGGCCGTAAAAAATACTACTATGAAGGTACTATCGTCGGTTTTGGTGGTGATGATGAAGTCTGCCTCAGTGATGTAAGAAGAATCTCTTATAACGAATACAGATCACTAAAATCAACTTACAAAGAAGTAAATAACGCTATTGTTAATGAAAAATGCGATTCTCTTCTTTCTTTATTAAGAAGGGGGTGGACGGTATATCCTAATACAGTAGAAGGTATAGAGGAAATGAGAAATAAAATGTTGAAAAAATGATCTTATAATAGCTCAAATCACGAAATAAATTTATAGATTTGTGAATCTATTACAATATGTAGTAGGTTAACGTAAATATTTGAGTGCCTGAGCAGTGATGCTCGGGCATTTTTCATTATATGTCCTCGACAGAGTAGCTAAAGCCTTGAATCGAAAAATAGATATCGTTTAATCGGAGGGCGGAACCCCACCGAGGCAATCGGAGGGCGGAACCCCACCGAGGCAATCGGAGGGCGGAACCCCACCGAGGCAATCGGAGGGCGTGAGCAGAAAAAAATAAAGCCGGAGGTTATTCCGGCTTTTTATTTTTATTCAAAGGATCATGTTTATCGACATCTTCGACAAGGATATTATGCTCTGAAAAATATCGATCTCTCGCAAGAATTGCTATAACCTTCATGTAAGGGACGATATTAACACCCGTATTATAGGCATCTAATTTAATTTTATCTATTTCTTCTGGCTGCAAAAACTTTTCCGGATAAACCACAGCCTGTTGGATTAGAAATTCTTGTATATCATAAGGATTCTTATATTCCAACTTGTCTTCTATAAATTCGTCTATACGAAGCCAGTTCTTTTCAAACATTTCACCTACGCCTAACCTCTCCATCATCTCTCGACCTGCATCTGTTATAGATAAAGGGCTATGAGATTTTGTGTAAGGGCCAATGATTAATTTATTCCCTTTTTGAGCCAATTGATCCATCGTCTTTTGAATAAAGCCAAGAGTGGTCTCTATTCTTTCTATAGACTTGCTCGTTTCTACATGATTTTTAGAGTGCAGATCTATTTCTTCTTTTCTCTTCTCGCATGGTAGACTGGCAACCTTTTTACGAGTATCCTCTAATTTCGTAAAATATACAGCAGCTTTCCAAGACAAATATCCTGTGACAAAGATAGCCGAGATCCAAAGTATATTTTCGAAAGAATATGTAACTGCTGTTTCGAGCATGTTTTTAAGACTATTGATTTCATTAGGCAAGAGCTTTAGTAACTTTATATGGTTAACAAGAACTCAGACAAAGCATCAATATCCGAAAACTCTTTAACTTGACTATCTTCTTTGACAACTCTTGGCTTATTCCTATTCCCTTCAACAATCTTCATCATTAAATCAATAGAATCACATTTGTTTTTTAAACGAACTTTGACCTCTTTTGATCTCAATAAATCCAAAATATTACATAGCTCATCAGCGAACGATCGAGACATAAAGCACACATTCGAAAAATCAATACTAATACTTTTCGAATCCAAACTTAAAACTTTTGCATAAATTTTTTTAGCTTCGGTCCTGGAACGAAGCTCTCCTCTTATCAATTCTGATATTACAATAATCTTTTCCATGACCTTTATTCTATATTTAACAACATAATCAAAAGCATCGAATTCGATGCTTTTAAAATGTTTTATAACTATTCTTTAGTATGTCCATTTTCGTCAAACTCAAACGGAAGTTCCATTTGTCCAATTTGGCGCATCTTCATCTTCTTAAAATTATCACAGAATTGCTTCATATTGTCAGATACTTGAAACAATGTGATTACCTTGTTTATTTGCTTTTCAAGGTTAGGTTCTCCGACATCAATTGTTAGAAGTTGATGGTAGCGATTTGTTCTGTTGCCCGCTTCACTTTTTGGTGTTTTCTTTTTAAGCTCTTCCAGTACACCATTTGGAAGTTCTTCATAAACAAATGTATTAGTCCATTTTCCTATGATTCCTGGCCTTTTCTTTATCCCATTAACGGTGTAATCCCATCCGTTAAGCCTAAATAGTTCTTTGTAGAATATGTCGGGAAAACGCTTCTGCCACGGAAGAAGCTCTTCAGATATGTATGCTTTGAGAATTTTTTGAAGTTCGTCATTCTCACGTTCATATTGATACCCAGTAGCTTCATCAACAAGTGCAGTTATTCCAACACGAGCAAAAGCTCGCATAAGAATCTCACATTGCTCCGCTATTATCAACTGCCTAGGAGACAAGTCTATTTCTTTACGTGCTTGTAGAAATACATCACAAATATCAGCTAATACTTCTGCTTTATACCCATTAATCTTTTTCCCTCCTTCATAACATAAAACAGGGTTAAAGTGGTCCGATGTTAAGTATTTAGAAATAAACGGACTAAGTGTCTTCTGATTAAGGTATCTGACTATTCTGTGGCCCGATGTTGTTTTATTATCATCAACCATTTTTAGAGCTTCTTGCATACCTCTTCCTGACAACACTCTTGTTCCATCATTAAGGACATAGCACGGTATAATCATACCGTTAAGGTCAAGCTCTCCCTTGTATTGAATTATTTTCTTTTCTTCCATAATATTCTTGCATCACATGCAAATATACTATTTTTCTATCAAATCCCCACTCTCCCCTACATCCTGTATTCGCAGGTGTAGGACTTGCCTTCGCACCTGTACTTCCAGCGGAAGAGAGGTTTGTAGACACCAGTAAACTTTAGTGCATATTGTAAAGTCTTTTTATATTCTACTATTCCGCAATTTTCTTGCTGGAATATGACCTTATTTGTTCTTGTGTCGTACATAGTAAAATCGGTAACTTCTACGGTTTTGCTACTATTATTATAGAAAGCAGCAGTGATATCTCCTGTTACAAAGCCGTTGAAAGACGTATATGATCCATATACATTGACTTTTATAGACTCTTCAATAGTTGGTTCCAGAACTGTAATATCACAAGTTGATTCAAATCGACCATCCTCAGTAGTTGCTTTGATAACGCATTTACCTGACGATTGAGCTGTAATTTTACCAAATCTATCTACGGTAGCTACAAATTGATCTGACGATTCCCATACTATATTTATGCTTGCATTCTCTGGTATAAAAACCAAATTAAGAGTAAAAGAATCACCTTCTTTTACAGTTTTGTTTTTCTCTTCAAAAAACATATCTTCCAGTTCAACGACTTCTTTCCCAGTAAAAGGAGAAAGATTGTATGAAATAGTATCCTTCTTTTTATCATTATAATCCAGAAAGTAAGAGGCAACAATTACAGTATCTTTTAATGATAAATTCATTTCACAGGAAGTGTAATCGGGCAAATTTACAGGAAATGACCATGAAAGACCATTAGACCTTTTTAAAGCATAATGTTTATATATACCATTTATGCTCATCGTGACATAAGAAGAATCGCTAATCCATATAAATTTATCATCTTTTTTGGGTAAAAGAAGATCATCTGTTCCAAATGGAATTAATCTTATAATATTGCCATCATTATCAATTTGAGCTGCACGATTTACTGCGTTTTGATTTTTTTCTATTTCTTCCATGCTTACCGTTGTAAAGAAAAAATCTTTATAAACGCTAACATCCGAATAGATATAATTATCATCGAACACTTTCAAATAATTCGCATTTCCATTTTTATCTACAATTACAGGGGATGTACTCACAACATCCAAATCCGACTTCTTTGCAACATTACCAACAACCAAACTTCCGTTACTTAGTTGAACCGGGTTATAGGCGTTTGATACTAATTTTGAACTATGCACTACTTCCCATAATTGCTTACCTGACTCTGAATACTTGGATATCCAAAAACTTTCTAAGCCTTCTAATAACTTTGAGCCGTATAAATATTTATCCCCTATACTATCTTTAAAAAGTTTGAAGTATTTTATGTTTTTTGCATCATCAGGCATACATCCGGTAGATTCAAATATTTCATCTGCTGTTATATAATCAGGTTCTAATACGTCTATTGGTCCATCTTTTTTATCTTCCGAGCAGGCGCAAAACAATAAAGCCATCAAGCAGATGGCGTACCGTATCTTCTTCATATTTTATTAGTTTACATTCTGGTGCAAAGGTATTGGTTAAATCTAACAAGGACTAATGTTTGTAACATCTTTAAGAACATATTATTCAACTTTTATTTTGATATCCTTGCCACAGTTCGGTTAACATTCAACCCCATGTTCTAATAGGTATTCCGGGGCGATATCCGCACCGTTCGCCCAAAACACAGTACCATCAACCCCGTACCGAATAAATTCTTTTTCGTCTACAAGTTCTTTGTATGCAGGATATTCAAGTAGTGGTGTTAAGTCTACCTTTCTCTTTTCTCCATTGTTAAAGGTGCATAAAAGGGAGTATTTGCCTAAATATTCCGCAGATGTGACCAGCAATATCATAGCTTCGTTATCATTCATAATCTTTTTATATTTATCGTTTAACTTTTTCAATTGTTTCTCCTCTCTGGGCTTTATCCCAAATATCCAATAATTGATCCTGATGTGAATCAATATATTCGTTGATTAGGCGGATCGTTTTAGAACTCGCTCGACCGTACACCATCCTATCTTTGATAGTGATGATAAACCAGTTTCCACCATCTTTAATATGAAGGTGTGGCGGGTTGTGATCTTGGCCATACATGTAGATCAGTATTCCACAGATGATATCTATTGCGCTCATACTTTTAAATTTATTATCATTTTTATTAGATTTTTTCTATGTCATTCTGATTTCCTTATTTCTTTTTCTGTATAATATCTTCCACTGTTATTTTTATAATTGACACAGAAGAATTTTCTATTAAGACTATCAATATCTGTTATTGTTAAAATATCCCCTGTTTTAATGCAAATCACAGTATCATCAACATGAAAATCTTTTTGATTGAATGGATTTTCCTCTTTTTTTAAAGTTGAAATAATATTATTCATCTTTTTAATCACTTCTTTCTTATAATCTTTCTGATCGGATAAAATTTCACTAACATTATTAGTCATCCCCCAAATCTTAAAAAACAAAATGATCTGTAATATCCCAAACACGATAATTACAATCGAAACAAACAATGTAATACTTTCCATGATAATCTATTTTAGTGTTAATAAATCATTCTACTTTCTTCAATTCAAGTTTGGCTCCACAATTGGGACATCGTAAGCCTGCACCTTGTTCCTTTGCAACCTCATTTGGAGAGGCGAATAACTGCCAAATGGGGACATTTAAGGCTGTAGCAATCTTTTCATAAGAGGCAATATTAGCAGTGCCATTAATTTGAGTGGATAACGTAACCCGACTAATCCCTATTTTATCGGCCAGTTCGTTGATCGTTACACCTTTCTCTTTCAATAAATCCTTTATTCTATTCATAATCTTTTCTATTACTTGTTGCAAATATACCTCAAAAAGCGAAACGTAAAATAAACCACTTACAAAACAATGTTAAATGTATGTATTTTTACTATCATCTACTTTGTCATGTAAAATAAACTACTTACATTTGCATCATAATAATAAAACAACAAGACAATGGAAGCACCAAAGTACAACAAAGCAAGAATCATGAAATCCGCTTGGTCAATGTTCAAGGCTGGCAAGAAGTACCGCAATCATGTATTGACGTTCGGAGAATGCCTAAAAGAGGCTTGGAAGGACGAAAGAAGTTCCTATGACAAGGCGATGAAGATGTACCAGCTTTTCAACTTGAATAAGAAGCAATGCGAAAGCCGGGATGCTAAACGCAATGTTGGTACTTGTTCTATGGCTTTCATGGCTAACACACTGACAAATTACTATGCCAACAATAGATATAATGGAGATTAATATTATGACAACATTAGATGTACTGAAAGGAATCCAGCGAATCATGATTGAGAAACTGATCGCAAAGAGTGACATTATAATATCTGTCACTTCTCGACCGGAAAGATCAGAGTTATCTATCTATGTACAGAATACCGATTATGTGGTTCTGGCGCATGAAATATTTATCGACGATACCGGGATTGACTTTAGAGAAGAAAATAAAGAAGCCTATAGCAGGATAATAGAAGCTATAGACAGGCAATGTAAAGTTGCCATAGCCGGATAACCTTAACTCAACCAAGAAGCATAAACCAAATATTAATACATATATAATTCGATGAAAACAAAAGTAGTTCTATTTGAAAAAGAAAATTTTGTGAATTTAGTTGCGGGAATAGAATTTATCCCTACATTTGCAGTGCTGAAAGTTGATGAGCTTAATCATCTCGCAGGGCAAGCGGTTAATTTGCTCAATTGTTTGTTGGGCATTTTTTATGTCCAAAATTTTGCTGGCGACATAAATGTCGGGAGCAAAGTTCATATAAGATATTGGCGGTTGCCTATACGTAAGTTAAGATTAGCCTTTCGGGGTGAAGTCCATCAACTTTCAGCAGCGTATATGGCAGCCGCTTTTTTGTTGCCTATTATATAACTTAATGCTGAAAGTTATGGCAGAATTAGTAATTCAAAACAGCAACGGCAACGATGTTACCACTTCTTTAATCGTTGCACAGGTGTTCGAAAAGGAACACAAGAACGTAGTTAGGGATATTGAAAACCTATCATGTTCAGAAAGTTTTAATCGGCTCAATTTTGAGCGCATCACTTACAGGGATTCAAGAAACCGAGAACAGACCGCTTATGAAATGACTAAAGACGGTTTCAGTTTTCTTGTCATGGGCTACACAGGAGCAAAAGCAGGTGAGTTCAAGGAAAAATTCATTTCCGAGTTCAACAAACGGGAAATGATGCTTAAGGATGATGATTATATCCTCATGCGTTCGCAGCAAATCCTACAGAAACGGGTAGAAGCAGCAGAACAGAGAGTAAAAGCCCTTGAAGCCGACAATGCAGCCAAAGAGGAAACAATCGAACTCCAACAGAAAGAGCTTGCCCAAGCCGCCCCGAAAGTCCAGTACGTTGACACCGTCTTACAGTCCGTCAACACCTATGCCACAAACTTGATTGCAAAGGAAATGGGAATGAGTGCGGAAACTCTCAACAAGCGACTGAAAGAAAAAGGTATTCAATACCGGCAAAGCGGAGTATGGGTTCTGACGTCCAAATATCAGAACAAAGGATATACCAAGACAAGGACGCACACCTACACTCGTTCGGACGGCTCACAAAGCACGGCTATGCTCACCGTATGGACGGAACAAGGCAGGGCATTCTTGCATTCACTATTTAAAGCTTAATTTTTTACATACATACCTATTCAGCAGTCCTTTATAATGCAGGACAGCCAATATTATACCAATTAATAAACCAAAAAATAATTACAAAATCATGGAATTTAAAGATTTAGCAACAAAGTTCGAAGGTCTTACAGCAGATCAAGTAGGGGTATTAGCAGAGTTCGGCAAAAATATTTTAGATGATGCAGGCATATTCTGTTTGCCTTACTGCTTGCTGAGTTTAATTCGGGATATACTCAAAACAGAAGAGTTCGATCTTGAGAGAAACAGACTTACAATAGATTCACTTTTACATATTGTGGAATTAGCCAATGAATTAAATGAGCAGTGTTGGGATGAACATAAAACCCCGTTCGGACTTACAGGCATTAGAAATGACAACCAATATGTCGGATTAGATAACGAGACTAAAATAATAGCATCATGATTGCTGCATAAAATTATATACTAGCACGTTGGGGCTTCGTACCCGGCGTATCACGTTTGGATGTCCCGCCGGTAATATCGCCGGCGGGTTATGTAAAATTGAATATATAATCTAAAACCGACTTATTAACCTTGTTAATAATCGAAAAGTCCTTCTTTATATACAAATCTGTAACAGAAAGGTTCTTATCAACATGGTTCAAGGCTTCATCTATGGTTGACTTATCAGTATTCAAATCATTTCTTGCTATCGTGGCCCAAGAATGGCGCGCTGCATAAAATTCAAGATCGGGAATACCAACCTTTTTTCCAACAGCTTTCAATCCTTTATTTAGAGCGGCATTAAATGTCGACTGATCGGCATACATTTGATAAAACCTAAAAACTCTTTTTCCTGTTTTATCCATGTACTTTTTAATTATGGGCAATATGAGGGGATGTATCTTGATTCGAATCTTTGCGTTGTCACTTCTGCGATCCTTTGTTTTAGTCCGACAATATACAATTTCGCTATTCTCGCATATTTCCGCATTGTACAAATCAACAGAGTTCATTCCAATAAGACAGAATGATAGTATAAAGCAGTCCTTTGCCAGATTATAACGATTTTCTTTATTATTTCCCCTACTTGTAGTGTCATAGGGCAATTTTATTATCTCCCGGACAAGATCAGCACTAATCGCTCTTTTTTCAGCAATATTCTGACGAGGAACCTTATATCTTGAAAATGGAGAATAAGGTATCAATATCCTTTTTGCATCTTCGTCGTTGTATTTTTGTTTCGCATAAAAATAAACATGCCTCATACTGCCAAGATACAAAGACACCGCACGGCCTTTCCCAAGATAAGTCTCATATTTTTCCAGAAAAGCAACAGTTATTTCCGAAACATCCAACCTATCCCTTCCTATGAATTTAATAAGAGAGTTTAGCGCCGATCTGTAATTTTTCAAACCTTTCTTATCCGCATTCTCATCTATGTAATCACGAAACACTTCTATAAAATCAATAGAGGCTATTTCCGGCTCACACAGATAATCTGCCAATTTATCTATAGTCATGGTATTAATTGCAATAGAAAGTTCATTTGCTTTTTTTCTGTATAGCCTTATCAAATCATCTATCTGATCTAATACTTTCTGGTTTTTGATTTTACCTGATCGCGTCATATCATCTTTGGTGATATAAATGCCAGTCGGCAATCTTTTCAACTGTCTGTTATGAGTGACAAGTATCTTTACATTAAAAGTACCGTCCTTCCGCTGCTTTTGTACTTCATGCTTAAATGTGGCCAT